CTAATAGGCAGTTTAGTAAAAAATGGAGTTCTATTCGGCCTCACTAACATTATTATATAAATATTTTAAGGAGGAAACAATTATGGCGTGGAAAAAAGTTACTGTTCGCACATTACCAAATAACACTACACTTTTTGAAACAATGACTGATGAGTCAATCGCATATATTCAAACAAATTATGTTGATACTGGAAAGAGAACATCATTTGCTGTAACTCATGATGATGATGAATTAGTATATACATGGACTTCTGTGTTTGCAGATGAAGATACTAAAAATGAATTTTTAAATGATTCAACTATCAAAGCAGAAATAGCAAGACGTAATAAAGCAAATACAGATAATAATATCACTACTGAAATAACAGTAGACGAAGAAGTTTAATACTAAATGGAACAGAATTATCTAGGAAATCCAAACCTCAAGAAGGCTAATGTCCAACAACAATGGACAAAGGAAGAACTTCAAGAGTATAAAAAATGCATGGATTCTCCACAGTATTTTGTGGAAAGCTACATCATGATTGTTTCTCTTGATGAAGGTCTAGTGCCATTCAAGCTCTATGACTTTCAGAAGGATATGATAGGAACGTTCCATAATAACCGTTTTACGATATGCAAGTTGCCCAGACAGTCTGGCAAATCAACAACAATTATTGCATATCTACTTCACTATGTTTTGTTTAATCCAAGTGTGAATGTGGCAATCCTTGCAAATAAGGCTGCTACTGCAAGGGACTTACTTGGGAGACTACAACTCGCATACGAGCATTTACCCAAGTGGTTACAACAAGGCGTCATGTCTTGGAACAAAGGCAGCTTGGAGTTAGAAAATGGTAGTAAAATACTCGCATCTTCTACTTCTGCAAGCGCTGTTCGTGGCGGGTCTTATAACATTATATTTCTGGATGAGTTTGCCTACGTCCCAGCAAACGTTGCAGAACAGTTCTTTAGTTCAGTCTATCCAACAATCAGTTCTGGTAAAACAACCAAGGTAATGATTGTTTCAACCCCACACGGTATGAATATGTTCTACAAGTTGTGGGTGGATGCAGAGGAGGAAAGAAACGAATACATTCCAATTGAAGTGCATTGGAGTGAGGTTCCCGGCCGTGATGAGGCATGGAAACAACAAACAATTAAGAATACGTCTGAGGCACAGTTTAATACAGAGTTTGAATGCGAATTCTTGGGGTCAATTGATACATTGATAACACCAGCAAAGCTTCGATCAATGACATATCGAGAACCAATAAAATCTAATGCTGGATTAGATGTTCACGTTCAACCCATAGAAAATCATTCATATATGATGACTGTTGATGTATCAAGAGGAGTAGCAAACGATTATTCAGCTTTTGTGGTATTTGATGTTACAGAGATTCCATATAAGATTGTTGCAAAATTTCGAGACAATGAGATTAAACCTCTTATATTTCCAGCAAAAATTTATGAGGTGGCGAGAGCATATAATCAATCATTCGTTTTAATCGAAGTAAATGACATTGGAGAACAGGTTGCTAATGCTATGCAGTTTGATATGGAGTATGACAACCTAATTATGGCTTCTATGCGTGGCCGTGCGGGCCAAGTCCTTGGAGGAGGGTTCTCAGGGGGCCGAGCGCAGTTGGGGGTAAGAACCACTAAAGCAGTAAAACGTATTGGTTGTTCTAATCTCAAACAGTTGGTAGAGGATAATAAACTTATTGTTGAGGACTTAGAAATTATAAATGAATTATCTACATTCGTATCCAAGGGACAGTCTTATGAAGGAGATGATGGATGTAATGATGATTTAGTTGCTTGTCTTTTTATATTTGCATGGGCCACTGACCAACAATATTTCAAAGAATTATCTGATCAAGACATTCGAGCTACTATGATGAGGGAACAACAAGACTCATTAGAACAAGATATGGCTCCGTTTGGATTTGTGCTTGATGGTCTTGAAGAGGAAAACTCTGGTCAAATGACTGATGAGTATGGAACTAAATGGAATCCAGTGGTTAGAGACAATCGTTCAAATTGGTAAGTTACTATATAAACTCAATAAGATCGTTATCTATTTTAATAAAACAATTTGAACAAAGGACAGTAGATTGATATATTAGTTCAGTAACTTCCCTTCGGCTTTCATCATTCATACCTTTACGTTGAGTTAATTTTCTTATTTTGTTGTTGTGTGGATAAAATTTTAAACATACAGTCTCACTTTCACCACAATGAGAACATGACTTTTCTGCAAGATATTCGTTAAGCCATACAATGCGCTGACGATAATTACGTTTTGATACACTTTTTATAGTATCTTTATATTTTTCATAATGTTCATTCATAGGATTATTTATAAGAATCCTCACATATAAAAACAGTGTTTTAGGAATCTGTTTTTTATAAATATTCGTAATGAAAAGAATAAACTCTAACGTAGAGTTGGTTCTCTACAGATAAAAGGAGTAAGGAAAATGAGTTTTTTAGTGTCGCCTGGCGTACATGTTCGAGAAATTGACTTAACAAACATTGTTCCTTCCATCCAAACTAATATCGGTGCTGTGGCCGGACCTTTCGAAAAGGGTCCAGTTTCTTCCGTTGTTAATATTGGGTCGGAGGCTGAGTTGGTTGCCATTTTTGGTAAACCAAACTCAAGTAACTTTGAATATTTTTTCACTGCTGCAAACTTTTTGCAGTATTCAAATGCACTTAAAGTTGTGCGTTGTGAGTCTGCTGTTTTGAACGCCTGTTCAAACCTTGGACTTTTAATTAGAGATGCAGATCACTATACTAACTCATTTAGAGATGGTCAAGGTAGTGTTGGTCCTTTTGCCGCACGAACTGCTGGTGATCATGGTAATAGTCTCGCTGTTTCAATCTGTGCTACTTCTACAGCATTTTCGCAAGACATTACAGGTGCTAACCAAGTTAACGGTACACCAGCAAGTGGTGCAACATCTATAACAGTTGATGACGTTGATCTTGCATCTAATGTAATTAACGTTGGTGACATTGTTTCATTTTTCACAGACAGTGGTTTCGGAACTCCTGCTACAGGTCATGCTGGCAAAGAATACGAAGTAACTGCTAGAGATACTGCAAACGATACTATCACGGTTCGTGACTTAGATAACCCAAGTGGAACTGGCCTTGCTGCTTCCCTTGCTGACAACTCATTTATTAGACGCCGGTGGAAGTTCTACGATTTGTTTGATTCCGCACCGGGCACATCTACTTGGTCTACTAAAGAAGGCCGTGGTGCTAATGATGAAATGCATATCGTAGTATATGATACAACTGGTAAAATTTCAGGTTTTGCTGAAAATGTTGCTGGTCAACGTACACTTTCTGTTTTAGAAACTTATACTGCTCTTTCCAAAAACCCTAATGCTAAAAATGCACAAGGTGGAACAAACTACTATGCAGAAATTCTTTATATTCGTTCAGCATTTGTTTTCTGGATGGATCATCTTTCAGCCGGAACAAACTGGGGAGTAGACCTTGATGCAACTAATGCTCTTGTCTTAGACGCCACGGATGCAAATAGTGCTGATGAAGGTGATAATGTTCTTGCTGAAACGGGCGATAACATGGTTTTAGATACAGATGCTGGTTCATTTACAGCTGTAGATACACCAACACTTGACTCTCTTACAGGTGGTACTGATGATTATGCAGTATCCCTTGGTGAAAAACGTACTGCATATGACTTATTTGCAAATGCTGAACTCCATGATATTAACTTTATTCTTGGTGGTCCTTCTGTTACAGTTAGTGGTAGTTCATTCGGTACGCCTGGCGATGAGTTTGATACACACGGTACAATGTTAACTGATCTTGCAGAATTAAGAAAAGACCTTGTTGCATTTATATCGCCTGCTAGACAGTCGGTTGTTAATGTTCAAAGTTCAAACACGCAAACAGTAAATGTTAAAAATTCTTATGATACACTACCATCATCTTCCTATGTGGTTTATGACAGTGGTTACAAATACATGTATGACAAATATAACGATTTGTATCGTTATGTTCCACTGAATGGTGACATTGCTGGTTTGTGTGCATTCACAGACAGCGTTGCTGACCCTTGGTTCTCACCAGGCGGTTTCAATCGTGGTAATATTCGTGGTGCAATTAAACTTGCATATAATCCACAACAAGCAGAAAGAGATATTCTCTACAAGGCTCGTATCAACCCAGTTGTTGATTTTCCAGGCCAAGGTGTAGTTCTCTTTGGTGATAAAACTGCTCTAACAAAACCAAGTGCATTTGATCGTATTAACGTGCGTAGATTGTTCCTTGTTCTTGAAAAAGCAATTGCTACTGCTGCTAAATTCCAACTCTTTGAGTTCAACGATGAGTTTACACGGGCTCAGTTCCGTAACTTAGTTGAACCTTTCTTGAGGGATGTGCAGGGTCGTAGAGGTATTACTGATTTCCAAGTTGTTGCTGATGGCACAAACAACACGGGTGAAGTCATTGACCGAAACGAATTTATTGCCGACATCTATATTAAACCAGCAAGATCAATTAACTTTATCTCTCTTAACTTTGTTGCAGTTCGCACAGGCGTTGAGTTCAGTGAAGTAATTGGTCAATTTTAAGGAGGTAACATAACATGGTTGGAACAATAGATCAATTTAGAGCCCAACTAATTGGTGGCGGTGCCAGAGCTAACCAATTTAAAGTAGAAGTTTTAGTACCTCAATTGCCTGGTATTAGTAACTTTGATATTAGAAAGGCTTCTTTTCTTTGCAAGGCCACTGCGCTACCAGCAATGGCTCTTACAGAAATTGAAATTCCTTTTAGAGGAAGGAAGATTTTTCTTGCAGGGGATAGAGACTTTCCTGATACATGGGATGTAACATTCCTTAACGATACAGATTTTGCAATCCGTAACGCTATGGAACAATGGTCAAATGCTATTAATAACCTTGCAACGGGTCAAGGTGAAAGTAATAGTTTGGCATACTGTGCTGATATGACCGTATCTCAGTTAGATAAAGATGATAGAGTTTTGAAACAATATAAGTTTATTAATGCTTGGCCGTTGACTATAAGTAATATTGAACTTACTACTGAGGCAGCAACTGCTGTTGAAGAGTTTCAAGTATCATTTAGATATCAACACTTTCTAACAAACGAAGTTGAGACATCAGGAGCTTCATTTACAGTTACTGCGTCACTCACTGTATAAGTGACTTTATAAACCTACTAAATAAAGGAGTAGGGAGATATGAAATATTATGGCTGAACTTTTCGGTTTTACAATTAATCGGGCTAATAAGGAAACGGGTGGTGAACAAGTCTTCACCACCCCAACTCCTGATGATGGCGCTATCGACGTTGCTGGTGGTGGTTTCTTTGGACAAGTTTTAGATACCGATGGTCGTGAAAAAACAGAACTAGATTTAATTCGAAGATATAGAGACATTGCACAACAACCAGAATGCGACAGTGCAATTGAGGATATTATAAACGAAGCAGTGACAGCTGATGAGGTATCACAATCGGTAACTCTTAGTACTGACAGGCTTCCATATCCAGACAAAATCAAAAGAGCAATCAGAAAAGAATTTGATACAGTATTATCCCTTATGGAATGGGAACAAAAAGGTCATGACATCATGCGTAGGTGGTATGTTGATGGTCGAGTTTTCTACCATAAAGTAATTGATACAAAAAATCCCAAACGAGGTATTGTTGACCTCCGTTATATTGATCCTATAAAAATTAAAAAAGCCAGACAGGTCAAAAAAGATAAAGACATAAAGACTGGCGTAGATATGATAACAAAAATTGATGAGTACTTTATCTATAATGAGAAAGGACTTTTCTCAGCAGGATACGGTGGAGCTAGTCAAGGATTGAAGATTGCAGCAGATGCAATTGCATATTGTCCTTCTGGTGTTATTGATCAGAACGGTGGTAAGGTTCTGTCTTATTTGCATAAGGCAATTAAACCTGTCAATCAATTACGTATGATTGAGGATGCATTGGTTATCTATCGTATCTCACGTGCTCCAGAACGTAGAATTTTTTACATTGATGTTGGTAATCTACCAAAGGTAAAAGCAGAACAGTATCTCAAAGATGTTATGAATCGTTATCGTAACAAGTTGGTATATGATGCATCGACTGGCGAGATTCGTGATGATAGAAATCAAATGAGTATGCTGGAAGATTTCTGGCTCCCACGCCGTGAAGGTGGCCGAGGTACAGAAATTACAACTTTGCCAGGTGGTTCTAATCTTGGTGAAATTGATGATATAGAATATTTCCAAAGAAAACTATATCGTTCACTGAACGTGCCTATTTCTCGTTTGGAAGCAGAAAATAGTTTTAGTCTTGGCAGAACTACAGAGATTACAAGAGACGAACTAAAATTTACAAAATTTATTCAAAAATTAAGAAAAAAATATACTGCACTATTCACTGATATATTGAAAACTCAATTGTTGTTAAAAGGTATTATCTCATTAAATGATTGGGATAATATGAAGGAACATATTCAATACGACTTTATGAAAGATGGTCACTTCTCTGAGTTGAAAGAAGCTGAATTGTTGAATGATCGTATTCAAACTTTGGATAGTATTCAATCTTATATCGGTACGTTTTTCAGCAAACAATATGTTCTTAAAACTGTATTGCGTATGAACGATAGTGAAATTCAAGATATGCAAGACCAGATTAAAAGAGAGCTCGATACTGATCCTCTTGATGGTGGTATTGATATGCCAGATGTTGGCGATGGTATCACACGTTATCCACAAGATGGTGGCGGTGGTGCTATTCCTGCTGATGATATGTCCAAGTATGATGGAAAAGCTCCACCAGAAGAAGGTGGAGATAAAGAAGAACCTGTTGAAGATAACTTTGATAAAAGTATAACTGTGAAAGGTAGAAAGAAATGAGTAAAGAGATAATTAACGCATTATCAAATGGAGATAATCTTGCTGCAGAATCAGAATTTAATGATGCACTTTCGGCAAAGGTCGGAAGCGCACTTGAAACAAAAAGAAAAGAATTGGCCAGTGTATTTGTGAATACGCCGGGTGGGGAAAATGAGGAAGATTGAAAAAATCTATGAGTCTACAGTTGTAGAGAAAGACGAACATCGTAAATCTAAGGAATATAAAAAACTATCTCCAAGGATGAAGGATGCTGTTGATTCTATTTTTACTGCAATGGATGCTAAACCTTCAGATTTCCTAAATAGTTTTGAAAAAACAATAAAAGATGCGTCAAGAGAGTTTAAAGTAAAAGAAAACGAATTGTTGTCGTATTTTGAAAAAGAAATGTTGTCGATTTAAGGAGTTAGAGGATGGCCATTGTTACAAGAACACTCAGAGATACTGCCGTTAATGCACCCGGCGCTGGTGGAACAGTTACAATTAAAGTTGATATCGAAGATGATGCAGCTGCAAATGGCGCTATTTTAGATGCAAGTGGATTAGATGGTCATGCGAACGGTGCAAAACTACACATCGCCAGACTTTGGTGGGCATTGACTCAAGGTAGTGCTGATGATGATACTGGTCATGTTGAAATTCAAGAAGTATCTTCTGGAACAGATATTGTTCAGATTAGACTTGCCGGAACTGGACACTATGATGGTTCTGCTGGCGTTATTCCTGGCACTGCGGCAAATACAACAGCAACTTCTGGTGACCATGAAATAACTACTTTTGGTACATCTGGTTTTGTTATCATCGAATTTAAGAAAGACGAAAACTATACGTCATAGGGGATATGAGATGCAAACTGTAAAATTATTTTCAGAAGCCGTAGAAGAAGTAGAGTATATCACCGAAGCAAAAGAAGATGGTGGTAAGACCTACAAGATCAAAGGCATATTTATGCAAGCGGATGTGAAAAACCGTAACGGCCGGGTCTACCCTATGGAAGTGTTACAGAAAGAAGTTTCAAAGTATAATAAAAACTTTATCAGAGAGAATCGTGCATTTGGTGAACTGGGACATCCAGACGGTCCAACCGTCAATTTGGAAAGAGTGTCACACATGATTACTTCTCTGACACCAGATGGTAAAAATTTCATTGGGGAGGCAAAAATTATGGCCACACCAATGGGAGAAATTGTTAAAAACCTTATGGATGAAGGTGCCAAGTTAGGCGTTTCATCTAGGGGCATGGGAAGTTTGGATCAAAAGAACGGTGCTAACTATGTGAGAGATGATTTTTACCTTGCTACTGCGGCAGATATTGTTGCAGACCCTTCTGCACCCAACGCTTTTGTTGAGGGTATTATGGAGGGTAAAGAGTGGGTTTGGAACCAAGGCGCATTGGTAGAAGCCCATGTTGCAGAGTTAAAAACGAAATTTGATGTTAAGAAACGTCAACGAGAGGCGAATGTTGAAGCGTTAGAGTTCGCCAAATTCCTCAAAATGTTGTAAAGTATAAATAATATAAATGCAAAAAGGAGACAATTCCATGTCCGAATTAGATAAAACAATTGAGGAGCTTGAAGCTGAGGTATTGGCCGAACTAGAAGAAGCCAGTCAGCCCGATGATTCGGGCGGGAAAGCAGATGCTCCTACAAAACTAAAAGGTAAAACACCTGGCGGTGAAGTCCAAGATGGCGGAGAGCCGGTTGTTGAACCAGATGCAAAAAAATCCCCAACAGACGTTACAGATAAAAGTGCAAAAGAAGTTGGCGGAGATGCACAACAGAAATCCGAAGGCAAACCTCAGAAGATGGTGAAGGGTCAGGGTAATCCTGATGGCACACCAACCTCTAACAAATCACAGGCTATGGCCGCTGGGTACGAACCCGAAGGTGATGAAGTTTTAGGAGAAGCGAAGTTGACAAAGGCACAAGCTCTTGAACAGATTGGAAAGATGAAGAAGTCTGAAATCGAAGAGATGCTTGCGAGTCATGCTGCTAAGATTGAAGAAGCAGGAAATGCAAAGACTGAAGAAGAACTTGAGAAACTTCAGGCTGAGAAAGATGCTATCGAAGAGAAAATTGCATCAATCAGCGTCAAAGAAGATGTTGACGCACTGGTTGCTGGTGAAGACCTCTCCGAAGAATTTAAAGAAAAAGCAGCGACGATTTTTGAAGCTGCTGTTAAATCGAAAATCCGTAGTGAAGTTGTGCGAATGGAAGAAGGCTACGCAGTTGCTCTTGAAGAAGCTACAGAGACAATCAAAGAAGAGTTGTCAGAGAAAGTTGATGACTATCTTGGTTACGTTGTCGAACAGTGGATGACAGAGAACGAACTTGCGATTGAACGTGGTCTAAAGGGTGAAATCGCTGAGGACTTTATCAATGGTCTTAAACAATTGTTTGAAGATCATTATATTGATGTTCCTGATGAAAAATATGACGTTTTGGAAGCTCAGTCAGAAAAAATTGCTGAGTTAGAAGAAAAACTCAACGCAACTATTGAAGAAAACGTTGAGAAGAAGAAGGTGGTTGAATCTCTTACAAGAGAACAGATTGTTAGTGAAGTATCTGAAGACCTTGCTGCTACTGAAGTAGAGAAGTTCAAATCCCTTACCGAAGATGTTGATTTTGTTGGAGAAGATACTTTCCGTGCAAAATTGGACACCTTAAAGGAAAGTTATTTCCCGAAAACTGGTGGGGAAACGTCTTTCGTGATTGATTATGAAAATGGTGAGACTGCACAGGACATTGATACGACTGATACGATTCGTTCGTACATGTCGGCAATCAGTCGGTCAAAGAGTGCATAATTTATAAATAACTGTAGAAATACAATAAGGAGAAACTAAAATGTTTCAGACAGAACATCTACAAGAAAAGTGGCAGCCAGTCCTAGAACACCCCGATCTTCCTAAGATTGAGGATTCCTATCGCCGTGCGGTCACAACTGTTATTCTTGAAAATCAAGAAAAGGCTATGAAAGAAGACGCAAGTTTCCTTTCGGAAGCTGCGCCTACTAACTCCACAGGTGGTTCCATTTCTAATTGGGACCCAATTTTAATCTCGCTCGTTCGCCGTGCCATGCCCAATCTGATTGCGTATGACATTTGCGGTGTTCAGCCGATGACTGGTCCTACGGGTCTGATCTTCGCAATGCGGGCTTCGTTCCTGTCTTCGGATGGTGCTGAAGCGCTCGTTGATGAAGCAATGCCTGGTCAGCAAGGTGCTTCTAACCAGAACGCCGCCGGTACAACTGGTGGTGGCGATGTTGGTGCCACAGAAACAAACCCTGCCGTTCTTAACGACAGTCCTTCTGCTGGTACTTACACAAGTGCAACTGGTATGACAACTGCTCAAGGTGAAGCGTTGGGTGATACATCTACAAACGCATTCGCTGAGATGGCATTCTCCATCGACAAGTCAACGGTTACTGCCGTTACCCGTGCTCTGAAGGCCGAGTACACGATGGAACTTGCTCAAGACCTCAAGGCAATCCACGGTTTGGATGCTGAGACAGAACTTGCTAACATTCTTTCGACAGAAATTCTTGCAGAAATCAACCGTGAGGTTGTTCGCCGTGTTTATGTTGCTGCTGTTAAAGGCGCACAGGTTAATACGACAACTGCTGGTATCTTTGATCTCGACACCGACTCTAACGGTCGTTGGTCGGTTGAGAAGTTCAAGGGTTTGATGTTTGGTATCGAAAGAGATGCCAATGCGATTGGTCAACAGACTCGTCGTGGTAAAGGTAACATGCTGATGTGTTCTGCTGACGTTGCGTCTGCATTGCAAATGGCTGGTATCCTTGATTACACTCCGGCTCTTAACAACAACATGAATATTGATGACACAACGACAACGTTCGCTGGTGTTCTCAATGGTCGTTATAAAGTGTATGTTGATCCGTATGCTGCCAACGTTGCTGCAAGTCAGTACTACGTTGTTGGTTACAAGGGTTCTTCGCCTTATGACGCTGGCATGTTCTACTGCCCATACGTTCCGTTGCAAATGGTTCGTGCGGTTGGTGAGAATACGTTCCAACCGAAAATCGGGTTCAAGACTCGTTACGGAATGGCTGCTAACCCATTCGCTCAGACTGCTGGTGCAGTTGCTGCGGGTGACACGCAGAACACCGATGCATCTATTGATGACGGTGCCAACGTTTACTATCGTCGGGTTAAAGTTACAAACCTTATGTAAAAATAAGAAACTTGACTACAAATTTGGGGAGGGCTTCGGCTCTCCCCTTTTTTTCATTATAAATAGTTATATGACAACTGCACTAGATAGACAACCAACTGTTCTGGACTATGCAAGCCCAACACAGTTTAAGTTTACAATTAATCAACTTCCAAAAGTTGAGTTCTTTACTGTAGCCGCAAATGTTCCCTCTGTTACTTTAGGAGAAAGTATATTTCCTACACCATTTAAACAAATTTCTATCGCTGGTGATGAATTAACCTATGATGCATTCAATATATCTTTTATTGCTGATGAAAAATTAGAGAACTTTATAACTCTTCATAACTGGTTAATTGGAATTGGTTTTCCACAATCTAGAAAACAATTTTCAGATTTTAGAGATACTACATCTGAAAATTCTGCGAATGCCTCATCGAGTGCCGGTGTTACCTCTGCACAATTTATTACGTCAGATGCTACATTAACAGTGTTATCAAATCATAATAATCCTATTGTTGAATTTAGGTTTAAAGATATGTTTCCTGTAAGTATTGGTGAGTTGTCATACGATCAAGGTGCTACAGATGTTGACTACATAAGAGTAGATGCTTCATTTCAGTATCAACAGTATACTATACATACACTTATATGATGGAGAATAAATGGATAAGTTAAGTGAATTGCAGGCGGAAGCCAAAAAAGACCTTATTATATTAGATGATGAAGACCTACACCAACAATCCTATAAAAATCAAATCATCAAACCAAAATGGTTGGACTACAAGTCCAAATATCGACTACTTACATTTCAATTAAAGGCTGATCACAAGAGATTGTATCGCCAGAAATGGGAGTATTATGGTGGTAAATCTGATGCTAAAATTTATGCAGCCAAACCGTTTGATTTAAAAGTTCTAAAAACTGATCTTGGTGTTTATATAAATTCTGATGATGAAATAATTGATATAGAATTAAAGGTTGAGTATTATGAAACAGTAGTGCAATTTATCGAAGGTGTTATTAAGTCAATCGACAACCGCAGCTGGGATATCAAACACGCACAGGATTGGAAAAAATTCTTGGCTGGGGGATTCTGATGAAAGAGTGGATTGGATATTATAAGAATATTATAGATGATGCTGGATGTAAATCTATAATGAATTATCCTTGGGATTGGAACGCTTCAACTTATTCAAATAACAAAGGTGTTACCAATAACAGCGAAGAACGAGTTAGGATGGATGAATGTTGGTGTTATGATATTAATAAACCATATCCATTACTTAAAAAATCTGTTATTGAGGTTATGAACATATATGCACAAGAACAGAAAAGATTTTCCTGTGTTCATCATACAGATTTTAGACTAAACCGTTATGGAGTTGATGGTTTCATGTCGCCTCATTGTGACAACATTCATCACTCTCATGGACAGAAATATGGATATCCTCAAGCAACGGTTTTGTTTTTCTTAAATGATAATTATGAAGGTGGAGACTTTTATGTTGCAGAAAATAAATACAAACCCAAAGCCGGTTCTGCAATAATTTTCCCTTCAAACTTTATGTTTCCACATGAAGTAACAACGGTAACAAAGGGTGA